TTCTTTCTTTTGGGCTATCTCCGGCGGGAGTGGGGGCATTTGCGGGGGCTTGTACACAACTTGTGGACGGGAGCCGCAACCTACCAGCACGAATAGCAGAATCAAGAGAAGACTGTTTTTGAGTGATAACATTGTTGGCCTCCGAAAGTTTGGTTGATTGTTCATTCAGTTGTTGGGCAAGTTCACGCTCTTTCTCTCTTGCTTCATCGTTCTTTTTGGCAATCTCAACTTGCATCTCAGCATCCCTGTCACCCCATCCAACATGATGCCCATAGCCGTAAGCACCGCCCACAGCAATCATGGCCCCAATGATGAAATATGGGTTAAGCATTCTTCACCTCTTGCCGAGCAAGGGCGATTTCTTCCCGCACAGAATCGGCTTCTAAATGTTGGGGTGGCGTTGTAGGAGGTGGTGGGGGTGTCCAGGTTTCATCCAAAGGAGGATTTATCCAAGTAGGCATAGCGCCAGGGGGAGAAGTCCAAGTGGAAGTGGCAGGAGGGCTAGGAGGGGCAGGAACAGGCGTAGGAGGCGCTGAAATCTGAGGTGTAGGCGTTGGGCTTGTCACAGTACCAACAGCCCGTTTTCCAACAATCCCACCGATACCGCCAACAATGAGAAGAACAATGTCGTTCAGCATCTTGGTATAGGCTTGATCGATTGGAGCCATGCTCTTGATCGGCTGAGTTACAAAAGTAACCGAATAGAGCAATGAGAACACGATGCCAAACAAAATGATGGTAATCATCACCACCACAAAGCCCCAAATGCGAACTTCTAGGTCTTCAGGAGAGTATTTACTTTTTGTCATCATCGGCCTTCTTTTCTTCAACCTTTGGTGGGTCAATTTTGGTGGTCAAGATAGGTGCTACAAGGTATTCAGGACAGGTTTGGGTGAACAAGCATCTGGGCTTTTGGCACTCAGGAAGGTCAAATTTATCAGGATTCTGGCAAACATAGCGGTAAGTATCTTTACAGCCAACAAGACAAAAAATAAAAAAAGCCGCAAATTTTAATTTTTTCATAATGCTACATGGTGAGTAAAATAAAAGTTCTCTGCCAATTTTCTTGATGCTACAGCTTCCTCAATTGTTGAGTAATTTCCTAAATGAATTTTTTTATAATTATGAGTGATGTGTGATTGCCAAGGATTCGTTTTTGCTTTTTTATTAAAATGAATTCCTCGAAATCCAGTGGTGTTAGTTTTTGCGCGAAACATATTTTCGCTATTTTGTTTTTGCGTTGCAAGTCGCAAATTGATTGGTTTATTGTTTGTCCTATTTCTATCTATATGATCCACTTGCAATGATGGAATATAGCCATAAACATAGAGCCATATTAACCGATGAGCCAAATAATCTTTTTGGTCTATGCAAATATAAACATATCCATTTGCACTAACTACTCCAGCTTGCTGACCTTTTTTTGCTCTACCGCCCATTGTGTTACGCCAAGTAAAAGTGCCATTTTCTATATCCACTTCTAGCAGTTCACACAATCTATCTCGTGTTAAAATTTTTTCAGCCATTTGATGCTCCTTCATCGTGTTGGTTAGAAATGCCATTCGGTTCCCGCCGTTTGGCATTTTGCATTTTAACTTAAACAATTTCACATCCACTCAGCAAAAGAACCACCGCAATGGATACAACAATCACGCCCCACAGGAATTTATTTTGATTCATTGCGTTGCCTATCTAGTTGTTGACGCTCGTACTCCAATTGCTGGCGCAGTCTCTCCATGCGGTCAATCTGCATTTTGCTTTCCTTTTGTGCAGCCAGTGTGTCATAGTAAATGCTTCCCAACAGCGGAAGCAGTAGGACAAAGACCAGCACCATAGCAACTAATGCGACTAGAAACCCCATCTTACCTTTCGATCCATCACCAGAAGGCTGAAGAACAGGATTAGGTACAGGACGAACACTAAACAGGCTACCCCGTAGATTGCCTTGTCTTGGATTGCGCTGATTACCTTTCTGCGTTGCCATTCAACCTCTCGTTGTTTCTTTTCTTGAGCCAACCTTGCTTCTTCTTGTTCAGCAATGATGATGACCCTCATCTGGTTCACCCTGGTGTACAAGTTCCCCAATTCTGGGGGTGACTGATACACCATAATCTCTCGAATCTCTTTGGCTAACTTCTCAAACTGCGTCTTGGCAAGTTCCCTGTTTAGCGCCGACTCCATGATGTTTTGGCTTGGGTCATAAACAGTCTTAGACTTCTCTTCTTCTTCTCTAATATGGTCTGCAAGCTGTTGCTGAACCTTGAAGAACTGAGACAGATTCGCCGCCAAATCAGCCACAACTCTACCTTCATCCCAAATTTCGGCCTCTGCCTTTTTTGCTTTGGGCGCAACTGGAGTTGCTGTGGGCTTGGGCTTTTTCTTCTTGAAGAACCCAAAGAAGCCACCCACCTCTTCAGCAATAGCCGTGACCTCTTTAACAGTCTTTTGGGCTGCGGCAACAGTTCCCTTGACTTCTTTATAGAGTTCACAGCCTTTGCGAATAGCTGCGACACAGCCATTTGCCATTGCCAGAAGGGTGAGAGGATCAATGTCTCGCTCCTACTTTGCTTGCTCAATGTATGCGTCCCAATTTATCCCTTCTGAAGACACGCCTCCAGTTGGTGCTTGGGTTGGAGCAACATTGCTTTGTGGAAGTTTTATCTTCCTTTCAATTTCACTGATGTATTCGCTATCAATAACACCAGACTTATTTAGTTGATCGGCAATCTTTGCTGACATTGCACCAAAATATTTAGGATTATTTTGACCTTTGGCAATCATTGCAAGTGCATCAGCGCCTTCTTTGCTTGTCAATGCCCTGGAAATAAACTTTGGCGTTAACCAAAGAACTCCAGCAGTTGATATGGCACTTGGCAAATCAATTTTGCTAGTGACAGTATCTGGCAAAGTCAGATAGGCAAGCCCACCCAATCCAGCCGCTTGAGCCGCACCAATTGCCGCTGTTGCACCTTGTGTTCTAAGGGCCGTTGTTCCAGCAAATGTTTCAGTGCCAAACTGAGCCGCATTAGTAATGTCATTTATCAGATTAGCTTTTTTGGAGTCTTTGAATAAATAAGCTACTGTTTTCTTGAACTCAGGGTCTTGCATTTTCTTGCCAAAGTTTGCAATGTTTTCTGGCGTACTAAACGCATTGCTCAAGAACCCATATTGCAACTCATCGTACAAACCTTTTGCCTGATCTTTTGGAAGATATTTTTGTGCTTCAGCAATTGCTTTAAACGCATCTCTAGTTCTTTCTGGCCTATCCATATTGAAAAGATATTCTCCAACAGCAGATGGTTCATCCTTCAGTGCCTTTGATATTGTCCCGTTGTAGAACCCTTGCATTGCACTTGCATAACCATCTTGGGCATTCCAATAGTCACGCAACAAAGCATTGTTTCCAGTAGTGGCCTTAGTTCTACCAAGATTCATCTTTTTAAGATCATCTATGTTGTAGGCGGTATATTGGCCACTTCTAAGTCCTGCTGGCTGATCTATTCCACCAACAAGACCAAGTTTCCTTGCCAATGCTTTTTCTTCTTCATTGCCAAAAGTAATAACGGCAACCCTGTCCATTTCATTTCTCAACCCTTGAGCATATTTGTTATATGAACCCTCAAGTGCAGTTGTTGGTACACCTTCTTTTTTGGCCTCTCTTGCACCAGCAAGAAGATTGCTTCTCAAGTCATGGGCAACACTAAATGGAATTTCATCTTCTTGTTTTAAAACATCTTCAAGCGCTTTTTTCTTTTCAGCGCCAGCACCAGCAAATTTTGTTTTTGCAAGACGATCAAGTTCTGCTTGGGCATCAGACTTTAAATTGCGAATATCAACAATAAGACCATCGCCTTGTTGCTCCATTTGTTGATAAACAGGGCGGTATTTGTCTTTCATTGCTGATTGAGCAACATCAATGGCATTTTGGAATCTATCTCCTACTGCCATTTGAGTTGGATCACCTTGCTTTAATGCTGCCTTAAAAGCATCTGATGTATCAAGAGTGTCCAGCACTTCTCTTGAGCCTTTTTGCAGTGCTTCAGCAACATTCTTTTGTTGTTCAGCAAATGATGAAGCACCACTGGTGTACTTCATTGCCCCTTCAATTGCTTGATCTGAAACATTGCCAGTAAGTTGGCCTCTTGTAAGAGTTGCTCCACGACTAGAAAACCACTGTTGAGCTGCATTTCTTGCGGCAGATTCCTCAGTTTCAAAAGTTCCCCGTTTAACACCAATTTCTTTTAAAGAATCTTTGCCAACTTTAAACAGTTTTCCACCTAATGAAAACGCCAAATTTCCACCAACATCAAAAGCTGCATTCTCAATATTTGATTGAAGAAGTCTTTTGCCAAATTCGCTAGACAATGGATTTGTGCCCGTTAGACCAGCCTCAACCAAGTTACCAACACTTGTTCCAACAGCAGAACCAGCCAAAGATGGCACAAAGGGTCTTGTCACTGCTGGCCCAGCTTCTCCTAAACGCAACATTGCCGCACCAAATCTTGATTGAGGCGCAACAAATGGAATAACTCCAGCAGCCATTCCAAACAAGCCTGGAATAGAAGTCTCGCCTTCTTTTGGGCGAATATCAGGAATAGGCGCAATAGCCGCCTCTAAAGACTGACGAGTTCTTTGGAGATTGGCTTCATCTTGTGCAGATGTAGAAGGGCCGATTACTCGACCTCCAGAAGCCTCTAGGTTTTTGAGGTATTGATCCCAATCCATTACAGGCCAAGCCTTTCTTTAAGTTTTTTTGCTTCCAGTGCTTCTTCTTTACTTGCCTGACCTTTTATGGCCTTTTGCTCAATGGTTCTGTATGTATCAATATCATTGCGAATCTTCCCAAAAACAATGTTGGAGTTGGTTTTATATCTTTCCGATTCTGGCAGTGCTGCCAATTGCTCATAAGTTGCTGTTTCTGCTTTTGCCTCATCTAAACCACGGGAAATCAATCTCATAATAGTTGGCAACTGTTGAGACACATTTGGTTGGCTAAGAATAAGTTGTTCCAACTCTTTGAGCGCCTGACTTCCAGGGAAATTCCTTGCAATCTTTTGGACAAACGAACTTTTCAGTGCTTCCAAGTATTCTGTATTTGATGCTTTTTCTGAAATTGGAACATTGAGGGCACCCAAAACTCTTGACAAATTTGTAAGAGTAGCCGCACCAGCACCAGTAAAGGCATCAGGAGCAAGTTTTCTAAAGTCTGAAAGGTCTTTTGTAAGACCAATCTGAGCCTTATATTGTTCTCCAGCTTTGCTCCAAAGAACACCTTGATCTTTTGCTTCCTGACTTGATTGAATTTGTGCAAGAAGTCCAGGCAAGTTAGTATCAACAGTTGTTTTTGGTGCGCCAGCAATTTTTGATTTCAACTGACGATCAAATTCCAACTTGTTTACTTGTGTAACTTGTTCTGGTGTGTAATCATTGAATGTCTTTTTGGCAGGAAAGCCGAGTTCTCTAGCTGTTTTTAACCAATCTTCACTTGGCTTAGTTGTCATGTCAACAAGTTCTAATGTTCCTTTGCCAGTAGACCAATTAGCAACACTCTCAGGAGTAAATCTACCCGTCTTCAATAAATCAAGTCCTTGAGCAGTCTTTGGAGCAAAATACTGTTTTACAAGGTCTGGATTAGATGCAACAGTAGATGCTTCATCTTCTCCTAATTGAAATTGAGTCATCAATCGATTAATGGTTGCAGTTCTGTCCATTGCTTTTACATTTAAGCCGCCAGTTCTTGCTCGTGTTTCTGCTGTAGTAGCCTGTTCAGCTTGTTGCTTAATCAAAGCGCCTTGAATAGCTCTATAACGATCTGCCGCAGCAGACGCACCTTGAACATCACCAGCGGCTTGCAAGGCGTTTGAATACTCCAGCAAACCTTGTGGAGTGTTGGTATCAAACTGTCGTGCCAAGGCATTGCGTTGGCTAATCAGACGCATCTGAGGGTCTTCTACACCCATCAGACCAGCGGCTACATTGCCAAGCTGGTTTGCACCATAGAAGATGGATGTACGAGCCGATTGCATTGGATCCATCTGCCCAAAAGCAGCCGCCCTTTGATATGCCACAGCATCTCTTTGTTGCTGATATGACTCTGGGGTAATGCCAAACAACCCTTGAACGATACTTGGTTCTGCCATGATTATTCCTTAGCCGTAAACGTTGCGTTGTGCAAATGGGACACCTGCTCGTTGCTCATATTGACCTGGGCCACCAGAAATCCAATTTCCAAGTCCTTGAGCCAACATTGGATTCTGCCCAATAGCTTGCAAAGAAGAGGCCAAAGGATCAAATTGACCTGCTTGAGCAGTTCTTGCTGCATTTGTACCACCTTGCAACAAAAACTGACCAGCATTTGCTCCAGCGGAAGCAGCCCTGCCACCCAAAGCCGATCCCATTTCCAAGGCTGATTGACCCAAACCTTCTATTCCTTGAGTAGCATTCAAATATGCTTGGAATGGAGAAAGTGCGCCAACCTGACCTTGTTGATACTGATTCATCAAGTTAGCACCAGTGCCAAATAATCCAGCACCAAAAGCAACTTGCCTCTGTCCTTCAGCCTGTGCGCCAGCAGCCAATTGAGACTCTTGTTGAGCCATAGCGTTATAGTATGCCTCCATCTCAGGAGATGCAGCACCTAAACCAGCACCACCGCCTGGACGCATACCAGTAGCACCAACAGACAAACCACCACGCCCTTGTTGGAACAAAGTGTTTTGTAGTTGAGCCATTTGACGCTCACGGCCTGGAGCAAGCAAGTCCTGCTGTTTAGCCATGTACTGTTGTGCCACCTGTTCAGGAGACTGAGACAGATACTGTTGGCCCAAACCAAACAAGCCTTGTGCCGCCCCTTGAAGTGGTGCAAATTGTTGTTGCGCTTGCTCTGCCTGAGAAAGCCCACCAGCACCCATTGCCATCAACCTATCTTGATAGGCTTTTAGCTCTGGCGAGACTGTATAACCAGCACTTGATAGATTCCCAGATGGATCAAACCCAAACTGTGATGCACCAAATCGAGTGGTTACTCCAACTGGGCGAAACCTTGCCGCATCAGCAGCAATTCGTGCCGCCTCAAGTTGTGCTTGGGCAGAAGTATTTGCCGCCCTTTGTGCAGATTGGCCCTGCATATACCCGCCAACTAAACCTGCTCCTCCAACTGCTACTGCTCCCCAAGTCATGGCAATTCTCCTTTAATTTGTTGCGTAGAGGCTATAAACCCCATTTCCTGATAAGTTGAGGCAATAACCTCTTCCTCTATCTTGGAAAGGTTTTCCTCTCCTTGATGTTCGGTCAAATGAACTGTCACCCAAATGGTATCTTCTTCTGCATAAACCGCCCTCTTTAACCCAACTTCAGAAACAAAAATGTGAGGGGCTTCAAAATACTTTTTACCAAACTCAGTAGCAACAGATACCTTGCCCTTCATAATGAAGTTCAGATGCTGATGCTTGTGAATCTTTCCTATGATGACAGTATCTTTAGGAATAAACATCTCTCTTGCATAAGTCCCGCAACCATACTTTTCGTCCATAGGAGAAAAATGGTGGGTCAGAGTGCAATCATCTAGCGTTGATTCAATCTCGCCTTTAGATATTTTGTCCATCAATCCTTCTTGCAACACCAATACATTTTGGCGAAACTGGATTTTCTCAGGCGTGTTTTGTCCTTCTTGAACAACAACATCACTCCCAACAGCAAGTGAATCAATGACTTCACTCATGTTATGCAGTCCTTTTCCACATATAAACAGTGATGTACGGCTGGTAGTTGGCATTTGTGCCTGAAGAACCAGTAGTAGATACGCTCGTTGCTACAGTTATTCCTGTTGAAGCACTAGTAATGTTTGCTCCTGTGCCATAAATTACTGTTGTTCCAGGGACGCCCGATCCAATAGACCCATAAGCACCTTGCGAGTGTGTATGGCCTGGGTCTGTGACAGTTGATGTTGCTGTATGCGTATGGCTAACAGTAATTGCATCTGCACTACCACCAGTTTCTTCTGCTGCATCAAAAAGAGCATTGCCTGAGTTAAAACCAACCATGACACGACCAGCGCCAAATGCAGTCCATGTACCAAATCCAAGTGAAGTACCTGGATTAGTGCTTGAAGTTGCATTTGTATAAATGGAGCCAACTGGATAAAGTGCAGACAATGCAGCTTGTACAAAAGCAGTTGTTGCCAATGCAGTTGAGCTGTTTCCTGTGCTTTGAGTAACGCCTATGGTTCCCGTGGGCAATGTAGGCGTACCCGTAAAGGTAGGGCTTACTAAATCTGCCTTGGTTGAAATGGCAGTAGCAATATTGTTGAACTCAGTATCAATCTCAGTGCCCTTGACAATCTTTAGTGCATTACCAGAAGACAAATTGTCTTTGGTTGCAAAGTTTGTACTCTTGGTGTAATCAGACATGGTGTTTTCCTTTAACTCACTTTGCCATTCTTGGCTTGAATCTCAATCTTTTGAATCGACAATGCAGTCCCATTTATGTTCGACTCATAACCTGTTTGTACAACCTTGCCAGTGCCAGTTGCCGAAACTGTCAATGTCTGCAAATCAACGCCATCAGAATAGTATGCAACTGTTGTGGCATTTGCACCATACTCAGCAATCCCATAGTAAGAAACACCTTGTACTGGAATTGCAGAATTGTCAGACAAGTAGTTGGTCTTAAAATCAAATCCCCACTTGAATGTTACTGTTTGGTTCGTTCCACCAATAACAACAATGGACAGTTTCTTCAAAATAGAAGTTACATTTTGATCGCCAAGATCAGAATGGTTTGTGTAATACAGCATCCGATATGCAGTGTCGTAGTCTTGATAAGTGTTGTACAAGCCCACATACCCATTCTTACCAATGTACAAAGTACCATCTCTGCGAGAAAGCATAGATTTTGGCGTAATTGAATCCCAGGTTGTTACCCTTGCAGCACCATTTGGTAAGTAAGCCTTAGTGTCAAAACACCAAGTTGTATCAATGCTAGGCGTTGTCAACAAGTAAAACGCTTCTCTTTCAGAGTAGACAGACTTGATGTTTGCCAATGTCTCACCATTAACAGCATTCATTAAGTCGTTGCGGATATTCTTTGACAAGTCCCTTTCAGGCGCAGACTTCTCTTGAATTGTTCTCATCAACGATCTAACGCCAGAGTTAGACAGAAACAAAACATCAGTGCTGGTGGTTTGAATGCTATCCCTGGCAATGCAACCAATACCCTCAACAGTGTCGCTAATAGACATGGTTGATGGAGTGGTTGCCCCCTGATAAACAAGAATCTGACGCTTACCAAAGATAAACAAGAACCCGTTGTGAGCCGCCAAACCAGTGATCTGATCTGCACCATTTACCCACACATTGTTCACATTCAATGAACCAGCCGTACCTGTTGACCAGACATGACCAGCAATCAAGTCACTGAAGTAAACAGTTGCATTCACAGAGGTAGTATTTGCCGCCCATAACCTGCCAAAAGCAGAAATCACAATGTCAGCATCAGGAACAGTTGCGGCATAACCAGTTTTTTCACTAACACGCCTATATGTGGTGGTACTAACAGCAGGGTCATAAATCAGTGGGTTATGACCAGACTGAAAGAAATATGTGATGCCATTAAGAGATGCACATTGCCAATTACTTGCGGTAATGGTTGGCGCAGTACCCCCGCCACCATAGGTGAGTTCAGTCACAGTGTTTGTAGCACTCAACTTAAAAATCTTGTTGTTTCCAGCAAACAAGACAGTCAAAGTTCCATCAGCTACTACTAACTCATGGATGACCTTGACATCATTTGCGCCCAAATCACCAGAGGATGCGTTAACCCTTGACCATCCCTTGCGTGAGCCAATACGACCATACTGATCTATGATGCAGTTTGTTGCAACCAGTGCAAAACCAGCATTCAAATCAAGAGGCGAATCTTGGGTATTCAACCCATAGAATCCTGGGGCTGAGATAGAGAAAGTCTGGATTTGTTGGCTCATGTTGCTACAAATTGCTGATTTTCTGGATACCGATTTGCCTCTAAAGCAATGTAATCCGACAGCATACCCCTGAATATTGAATATGCCTCTGATGAAGACAATCCACCATCTTCACCACGCTCAACCAATGCCCTGGCATACGCACCTTGAGCAACAACTACATCAGGCACAAGAACAACAGTGCTGTCAGATGCCAAAGTTGCCTGGGGTATCGTCAGACTGAATTTCAGTGTGTATACGCCATCAGGAATTGGGAACAAGCTGACTTTGGTGTCGTAAGAACCATCTATTCCATCAAAAGTAAATTCTGTTGGAATTGAGTTGACCAGGGGTAAGAAGTTCTGTTTGCGGTTCATGTCCACAAATGTGATGTTAGTCAAACCAACATTACTGGTTGTGTTGATAGCATCCATCACCTGAAACTTTTGACCAGCACCAGTGAGTGAATATGATGGGGTTGAAGCCACAGTAGTCACAGTAACTGTTTGCCCCAAAGAATTCCAACCAAAAGAATCTTCCACTTGACGCTTTGCATCATTTACCAACTTTGCAATCAAAGTGGAATAGGTGGTTTCTGTGTAAGTGCTTACAACAGGCTCACGCAAACGAATCAATACATCGTTGACCAGTTCAAGTAATGTCATTGGGTTGCCTCATTTCGCTTTTGCCTTGTTCCTTGCGGATATAGCTTTAGCTTTTGCCTTTGCGTCAGCCTTGGAGTTAGCACCCCATGCCTTTAGCGAAAGAAGCAGTCTCGTTGGTTCACCATTCTTGAACTCAGGGCCATCATTGCCACCCATTCGAGCCAAGAAACTTGCTCTACGGGGATTATCCCCTGATTTGACGGGAGGTTTTAGGTTCCCACCAGTTGCCGCATTATAAGATGATCTGCCCTTGGCATTCAAGCCGCCTTTTGGATTTTGCCCAGCTTTTGTTTGCCAAACAGGAGATTTCATCTACTTCACCTTTTTAACCTTCTTTGCAGTCTTTGCAGCTTGTTTAAAGTCAGCAGCAGTAGGCGCACCCTTGGCCCCTACCTTCCGCATCTTTTCACCAGAACCAGCTTTTATCCTAGCTTGTTTTGCGTGGATGTTGGCATAAAGTCCAGGTTTCATTTCTTCTTCTTTCTGGGTTTTGCCATGCCAGCCTCAGACAAGGCAATTGCAATAGCTTGCTTGCGGGAAGTCACTTCTGGCCCCTTTTTGGAACCTGAGTGCAATTTTCCAGCGCCAAATTCTGTCATAACCTTGCTAATCTTTTTTTGTGCTTTGGTTTTCATTTGCCACGACTTGATTTCTTCATCATGTTGGTAGCAGTACGCTGACCCTTTTTAGGGAGCATCTTAGGTTTACCAATAGCCACCATGATGGTGACAGGAACACCTTTCTTCTTTGAAGGAGACTTTTCTGCTTTCATTGGCTTGCCGTACATCATGCTTTTTCCTTGGTTATTGGCCCACCAGACTTCCAGGCATCACAAGTACGGGCCGCTGCACAGGTGAATTGAAACAGATCACAGTATCCCAGGTTAGCCGCCTTAACAAAGTTCTCGTCATAGGACAACTCACCCTCGTTTTCATCCTTTTCCAGACCAGATGTGATGCACTCCATCATCTTGGGGGTCTGAATAAAAGCGGCACAGTTCCCACACAGCATACCTTTGATGGTAGATGTGGGAGCGTTATACATCTTGGCTTTTTTCAACCAGAAAGCATCATTTGCTTCATCAGGGTTGGGTGGGCCATAACCAAACTTCTTGAATGCGTTATTCCTGTTTTTCAGGTTAACAGTTATATCCTGAGTGGCGATAGGGCAAGATACCCCTGAGAGCAAGCCTTTCATTTGAAAAGCCTCTCTCCAATGAATGTCAGAACGCCACCTACCGCAGAGGCAATGGTCATTCCCATCCAAAATCCACCTTTACCCTTGTTTGCTAACTCAAGCAAAGCCTTCACATCTTGGCTTAAAGAGTGAACTTCTGTCTGGAGAGCCTCAACTTGGGCCTCCAGTTTTCCAAAATCTCTAGCATCTATATCAGACATTTGCAACTTTCCTTGGGCGACCCATGCGCCGTACAACTGGCGGCATAAAAGGAGTATCTGTCCTTACTTCATCAGGAATATCAAACACTTCTTGTTCATCAATACGAACATAACCCTGATGACCCTTCATTGAGTCAATGTCATGTTGCAGGGTAAAACTCACTGTATTACCAGACTGAAGACAACGAAAAGTAGCCATTGAAACCCCTAAATAAGAAAGGGGGGACTAGCCCCCCAATCCTCACACCATACGAACAATAATTATGTCCATAGTGGCTGATGCCAAGTCCGCAGATGAACCTGACTCGTTTTGGATGCGAAACTTGACAGTGTTGGCAGCACTGACATAGCCAGTGACAGTCAAACCAACCAAATCCACAGCCAAAGATGCACAAAGAACCATGTCACCCAAGGCGACACCAGGAACTGTTACATCATCTGTTTCACCAGCACCATCAACTAATGAGCCAGCATTCAAAGTACAAACAACAGACCAAGTATCAGAGAACAAACCCCGAAAACTGTCGTTGCCACGGCGAGTAACTACTGCTG